AAAGCAAAACGAGTTCAATAGCTTGGTGTTCCATATCACCCGCGAGACTACTGACGGGCATAGGACATCCGCTGTCCAACCCGTCTCATCTTTTTAATATCACGCGGCCCGTCGGGCTTTGACCTTGCGCTTCACGCGGCGCTGGTAGGCGGGATTCTCCGCATAGTATGCGGCTTTGCGCTTCGCCTCGGCCTTGCGGAACTTCGGGTCTGACGCATACCGCTCGGCATACCGGCTCCGCATGTATTCCTTTTGCGCGTCTGGATCGGCGTATGGCATGACTGGTTGTAGTCAAAACCAGTTCTAAAGAGCCTGCAATATCTAAAATGAGTGATAAGTCACTGTGCTAACTCCAGCCTGCCGCGGGCATTTAACAGAGTAAAACAGGCCCGATTCACTTGAACCCATAACTGGTCATTTCCCTTCTGTTACAGAGTAAAGCGTGACAATTTTGCATACATTTTAGGTATTTCATTGCATAACAAATAGTGCTAATTTTCACTTCGTTATGGCATCGCTGACCACCCTCCCCAAGTCACCTTACTGGATAGCCCGCATGAGAGTGTGGGTTGCTGCGCCGGAAAGCCCGTCTGGCGGCTTTTGGCGACTCACCATGCGTAGCACCAAGCTACCGCACAAGACAACCCCCAAACGCACAGCCAAGGCTTTTGCCGACGACATGGAGCGGACGGCGCGGGAGCTTCGTTCGGTCAAACCGACGGCACAATGGTATGCCCATCGCGTCGATAGCCTCATGCGGCTGGCCAACGTAGACAGCCCGCGCAAGGCGGTCACTTGGACAAAGGCCGCGGAAAGTTGGGTCGAGGCCAAGACGACGGCCAAGCCCAAGACCATCGACAAATACCGCACCGACATCGCCCACTTCGCCCGCTGGCTCGGCGTGCGGGTCAGCCACGATCTGCGCGACATCACGCCCGACGACATCAGCGCCTTCTTCCGCGACCTCAAGGACAAGGGTTATTCGGATAACACGGGTGCGCTCATCATCGCCACGATCCGGTCAGTCTTCCGGCGGGCCGTCCTCCTGCGCCAGATCGACGTCAACCCCGCGGAACTACTGACCATTAGCCGGTCGGACGCGGCCAAGCGCCGGTCGTTCACGCCGGACGAGATCGGGCGCATCCTCGCCATCGTAGACGAGGAATGGCGGGTCGCCTGCCTATTCGGACTCTATTACGGCATGCGGCTCTGGGACGCCTGCAACCGCTCCCACGAAGAGATCGACGGCGGCGTCTTACGCTTTGTCCCGCAAAAGAAGTCGCGCAAGGGCAAGGTGGTTGCCGTCCCGCTCGTAGGCGAACTTTCCACCCTCCGCGGAGAAGGTAAAATCACACCCACCCTTGCGAAGTTGACGGTGTCAGTGGCCAGCGGGCAGTTCTCCCGCATCTTGGACAAAGCGGGCATCGTCCGGTCGCGTCAGAAGGCTACCGGCAAAGGCCGCGGGGTCGTGGATGCGACCTTCCATTCGTGGCGGCATACGACCAATTCGCTACTGGTGGATGCGGGCGTTGACCAGAAAGTGCGCCAGATGATCTGCGACCACGATACAGTCGAGATGTCCAACCGCTACACACACGCCTCGCTGGCTACGATGAGCAAGGCACTGGAGTCGCTGCAACAGCAGATCAAATAGGCCGCTCGGCCATTTCGTCCACCACTTGCCAGTTGTTGCAGGCATTACCGGCATACCAGCGCACGCAGGACACTCCGCGTTCTATCAACTCGTTGAGCGTCCAAAAAACAAGGCACTCCTTTTCCTGCACCCACATGGCCAACACATCGAACTCGCCTCGCTGATACACGCGATAGCGTTTCCCGTAGTCCTTTGGGTTGACAGCGCATGACGGCTTTCCCGCCCCCGCCATGATTTTCCAACTACCACTACCCCTGTCTTGGTAGACGCCCTTCTTTATTTGGACAGTCACCGGCCTTCCAAATGGCCGAAACAAGATGACGTCCGCGGTAGTTGCGTGGCCAAAGGGGATATAGCAGTGCCAGCCGTTGCGCTGCGCCCTCACCAAAAATTCCGCTTCGGCAATGCTGCCGGACTCGCAGTTGCGCGGTGCGTCGTCGCTGACATCCGGCGAGGATTCAAACTCGCCTACGTCGAACAAGTAAGACGCGGCTCTATCCTCTCCAAGTAGCATTAGTTCCGCGGGTGTCCAAATGGACGAACGAGCGATACAATCCCAGCCCGCCCTTGAACATGCCCTCGCGCCGGAGGTCGAGCAGGACGAGGTAAAGCGAGGCCGGTTGCGCCGTCACCAGATCGGTCGCGTTGAAGCGCACATGCGTCGAGTTGCTCACGCCGCCGATGCGCTTGTTGTAGGCCGGTGACCGATAGGCGCTGGTGATACGGATCGACGCGCCCAGTCGCTTGCGGGCCTCGTCCAGCACCTTGGCCGTGCGCTCCATGTTCGGCCACAGTGCCGCCGGAGGGTCGGTGTTGAGGTTGAGTTTCTCGTCGCTGGCCCCGCGGTAGAAAAACTCCTTGGCTGCAAAATGCTTCACGCCCCAGCGGTCGAGATCCCGCTGGAACTTTTGTTCGTTGCTCACTTCTTTTCGCGGCGAACGATTTCGATCAAAGCGATGACGGCGATGCCAGCGGAGGCAATCGCGCCCATCAACTCCGGCGAAAGTTTCCAGCCGACGAGGGCCAGCAAGGTGGCCGCTCCGGCGTAGGTGGAAGGTTCTTTGAGTCGGGCGAGGATGTAGTCGATCATGTTATTTGGACGAGGTTGGTTTTTGAAGAGGCACAGAAACGTGCAAAGTGTTTTTGGCGAAGTCCCAGCCAAGCCGGATTTCAGATAGATTCGCGCAGCCTGTCAGCGTCAAAGCGGCAATGATTAGATAGAGGCGCATGTTTTGACTAAACCCGCACGCCGGATGGGGGTCAAGGGTTTGAGGGTTCAGCTTCGGTTAACTGCTTCTCGATGCTGGTTGCGACGGGAAGTATTTGCGCCGCGGCATTTAAGCCGCCCTGCTTGCACGCGAGGTCGAGGCACTGCATGACCAGCTTGGCCTGCTCTTCGGTCAGCGTGACGGTCTTACTCACTGGGCGCGTCCTCCGTAGTTTGAGCGGCCAACCAAGCCTGCACGGCAGGGATTGCGGCGACAACCGCTGCAAACGCTGCGGCGAGTTCCGGCACTTCGGCCAGCGCAGGGTAAAGCGGCACCGACATGCGCTGCACGTTATCGCCCGAAGCTAACTCTCCGCTGCTGGTCGCGGGCAGAAGTTCGCAGGTTATGCTTCCACTGTCTGCCGTGGGGTGCATGGCAACGAGGCTGTATAGGTGCAGCTTGTCGTAGACCTTGGCGGCTACGGCGGGCGTTTCGATGGGATTAGGGTTGTTCAACATGAGAGTTACCAAGTTGCGATGGCCGCACGTTTCCAAGTGTTCGCAGCCGTGCAAACGTAGATGTAGTCGGCGTCATAGCGGATGTCGCCCGCCGTGCCTGTGGCTCCACTTGTTGCTGGTGCCGCGCCTTGGGCGCGAAGTTGTGCGTCCATGACGGTGTAACCGCTGTCGTCGCCCAGACGGGCTTGGAGGATGGCGCTACTGCGCTTGAGTGCAGGAAAGCTAGTCGTTGTGCTGCCGAACACTATTCGGCCAAATCCATCCTCTGCGATTGTAGTAAACCTCCACACGCCGTCACCTACGGGAATAATTCTTCCTCGCTCGGTGAACACAAGCGCCGCGCCAGCTTGCAGTATGGTGTTGCCCGTAGTCGCGCTTATGGTAAGCCGCGTGGTGCCATCCGTCTGAAACTCCAATCCCCTCGCCGTCCCGCCGCCAGAACCCTTCTCCGTCCCGATCTGAAACACGTTGCTGCTCCACTTGAGGAAGCCGCGTTCGTGGTTCGTCGCGGAGGTGAAGGTGTTGTAGATTCGGAACTCTTGGGCGTTGGTGGTGCGCTGCAACGCAAGAACATCATCCGCGCCGTCACGAAGTAGCTGGACGCTTGTTGCTCCGAGGCTGGCGTCTGCGTTGTTTCGCCATGTTATCGGAGTTGCACTCCCAAGCGAGATTCCTGACGAATTTATTTCCACACGCAAGGCGCTCAACGCTGATCCTGCTGTAAAACTTGTAGAGAAACACGTTGTATTAACCGCGCTTGTGCGCCTTACCGAAAATATGGTGGTGCCTCCAAGGTTAATATCAAGGAAACGGCTTGTAGGTGTTGTTCCGCTGTTGCCAGCAGATGCGGTATTTGTGATGTTGATTTCTGCTGCTGAAAACGGAACTCTGCCAGTAATGGTTGCCGAAGCTCTGGTTTGAGATGCGCTGACTGTGTAGGTTCCCGTTCCCCCGCTTCCTGTCCCAAGGGCAGTGATCGTCGTTCCAGATGTTATTGTTCCTGCGCTTGTCAGAATCATGCCAGCGCGAATCGTGCCAGAGGCAACGCTGGTCACCGTCATTGTGGTGCCGCTTATTGACGCATCAAATACCGCTTCACCATTCCACGTTTGGCTCAAATCCAGCACAGGCGCGGACGCCGTGAGCGTGCCGTTGTTGGCGGTGAGCGTGGTGAATGATCCGGCTTGTCCCGAAACCATCATCTGCCCATTGCCCGCGGGGCCGGTTACGGTGCATGTTGTGCCGGTGGGCAGGCCGGACAAATCAAATTTCAATTCCTTGGTGGGGTCAGTTGAGTTATAGAGTTCCCAGTTGCCGTCCGCGTTTACTTCGGGAAACGCGCCAAGATAAGTCCAATCCGCTGCCACGCCGTTGTTGGCCACTCGCACATACAGTCCCGCGGGCCGTCTGTTGATTAGCCACACGCCGCTTCCGGCCTTGGCAAGATAGACAGAGTCGAGGGCTGGCGAACCAAGGGTAACAGGTAGCAAGGAACTGTCAGCCACTACTCCATCGATGTAGCTCGCGCCGCCCGATCCGGTGAGGTCAAGCGCGTCGGTAAATGGATTGTATTTCCAAGCCATCGCTTACGGGTAGACGAGAGCCTGCGTCAGCACATTGCCGTTGCCGTCGTAGGTAAAGTTTTCGGTCAGCACAATCGTGCCGGTCGCGCCGCCTTGGCGGTAGACGATCTGCGTGCAGTTAGTGCCAGTCCAAGTGAAGGCGCGGTAGTCGTAAGCGGGCTTGTTCTCTGCGAGCAGCGCAGGCTTGCCATCCGGCCCCTGTGCAACGAGGACGACGTTGCTGGCAACGCGGTTCCAGTCTTGAATCTTGACGCTCATTTACTTGACCCCCTTCAAAGTGTGATGAACATCGCGGATCGACTGATCAATCTGGTGCAGCGACTGGTTGAGTTTCTCCGCGTTGGCGTGGCGCTGGTCACGCTCCTGCTTGAGTTCGACGAGGAAAGAATCACGCGCCTTGTCCAAGTGGTTGATGAACGCCGGAGCGACCTTGACCAGCAGCATGATCGCGCTGAACGCAACCAGTCCAAAGCTGCCCAGTTCGGCCACAGTGCGGAGCCAGCCGAAGGACTCCATGACCGGCGTGGCGGTAGCGAACACGCCAAATGTTCCGGCGGTCAGCATGGCTGCGGATGTTTTGAGTTCAAGGATCATGGCTACGAAAAGAGTTCGACGATGACCACGCCCGCGCTTCCTGCGCCGCCTGCGCGGGTTGATGCTTGGCTTTCCGCGTTCATGCCGCCGGTTCCACCGCTGCCGTAAATGTATCCAGCAGATCCCGCGGCTCCGGTGGTAGTGCTGGCCGCGATGCGCGGTGCGCCCAAAATGCTGAACCCGCTGGGTGCAGTGACAACGCGGGACGCGGAAGGAACGACGGCGCTTTGTCCGGCGCTCCCGTTGTAAATGAATTGGCCGGTGCCGGTCGTCTGTGCCGCGGCTCCATCGATGATGGCCGGTGCGCTCTGGGCTGCGCCTCCTGCGCCTCCGGTGCCGCCCTTTCCGATGACGTCAGTGCCGAAAGAACTGTCCGCGCCGCTGCCTCCGGCGTTATTGCCTGCGGTTCCCGCGGTGCCGCCAGCGCCCACAGTGACCGCGATGCTGGTGGCCAAAAGTTGGGCAATCGGAATGACGCGCACGGCCACGCTGGCACCGCCGCCTGCGCCGCCCACGGCGATCTGGCTTGATCCGGTCGTGGCAGCACCACCACCTCCACCGCCTCCTCCGACGGCAATGACGCGCACGGCGCGAAGCCACGGGTAGGACGCCTTGGTGAATGTGCCGTTGGCGGTAAAGTAGATGCTTTCGTTGTAGCCCAAACCAATCTGCGGGAACTGGGACTGGATGCTGCGCTGAAGCTGCTGCGCGGCCATCGTCAGCTTGTCGAGCGCGGCCTCATGGCTTTTGGCCGGAAAGTCGCCGCCCTCTTGGTAGACCGTCGATTGCGTGAACGGAACCTCGCGGAAGATAAGCAGCGTGCTGGTGGCGGGAACTGCGACCGCGGTGCGAACAGTGCCGCCGTTGGGGTCGCCTGCGCCAGAATGGTTGGTCAGCACAATATCAGTGACCACGCCGCCTTCGTCGCGGGCCTGCGCTTTCAAGTGACCGTTTTCCAGAAACAGAAACGGCACGCTGTAGGGTGTTACCGTCGAGTTGTTTCCGGTGTAGGTTATGCTGCTGGTTGGTGATTGGACGGCCATTGTCTTACAAATCTTTTACAACCAGACGCGGCGCTGTTGCGTCGGTGTTACGGTATAATTGCCCGCTGGATTTCTGCGCTTATCAAGGACGCGCAAGTTGACATGCCATCCGTCCAAGACCGTGCTGACCGGATTTTCGGGGTCGCTGTTGTCGGTGTCGGTGAGGATGCCCACCGGATCAAGCGCATAGCCTTCGCCGCCGGTCTTCCAGCCGGTCTCGCTGTCGTAGTAATCGGCCAGAACAGTTTGCGCCGTGGCTTCGTCGGGGAATTTGTAGAGGTAGTCCTTCATGTTAAGTCGTGAGTTGTTCCAGCAGCGTGTTGGTTAGGCGCTTGGGCCAGTAAGCGATCTTGCGGTAATACGCCGTGGCGGTGTCGGCGCTGTTGGCGATGCGACGACTACCGATGACCATGTGTGTCTGGTTTGTTGCGACCGTGCCGCTGGTGTCCGTGCCGACAAGTGATCCGGCTCTGGCGAAGGCAAAGTTGTCCACCGCATATCCAGCGGCGAGCTTGACGGTGTCTCCAGCGGCAACGGTGGTTGAGTTTATCTGTGCTGCGTTGCCAACGCCGTCTTGAGGCAAATACATTAGTTGGTTGCCGCCAGATTGGTTGAACCGTATTTCGTTTTGGTTGTTGCCACTTCCATTGGTGCCAAAATTCAAAATACGATTTCCCGTTGCGTAAGCCGCGCTGGCATACGGAAACTGCACCTCCGCGAACATGGTGCCTTCAGCCGTATTGTAAAACGACGAGATGGGCGTGACGGAAACTCCGTCCGCTGCGCGGGTGGCGGCGGCGGATGTCGTCGGGATGTAGCTGGTGGGGAAGGCGCCTTGCTCAAGCTGCGGGGCGGCTATGCGGAGCGTTAGGTCGATGGCGTTGCCGTTGGTGTAGACGATGTTGACAAAGCTGTTAACGCGCTCAACGGTTGCGTCTGTGAACGCAACTGTTGCTGATGAACGCTGCGTCGAAAGCGCGGCGGATGTTGGGGTGATGGTGGGTTGGGACGCTTGCCCTGCAACGCTTGTTCCGCCAGCAACGCGACCCGAAAT